CGTCACAAGCCCAAAGTAGTTATATTGCCGATCTAGCGGTTATTAAAACGAAAGAGTTTAAAGAGGTCAAAGAATTGATCATCGCCAGCGGTATCGTCGGCGAAGATGCTCACATTGTCGACAACGCGCAATCAATTGCAGAGATTACGAACGCTCTGACGGACTTACAAGCCTCAAAGCTCATCGATACCCTAAATGCCGCCAAAGAGCCAGCACGCGCGACCTCATACAGTCAAAAACGTGTTGATAAGACAGTAAGTTTGCTCGATGGCATCAAAGCCGACATCGATAAGTGGGATTTCTCATAATGGACTACTCAAAGTTTACTCAAACCATTCTCAAAAAGGTTATCGATGCAATGCGCATCATCAATAACCCAGAGGTCGCCCCAAACGTGCGACAGCTCAACCAAGAGATATTATTTAGAGAGGTCGGGTCGGCGGTTTACGCAAAGATTTACGATATGAACGCTTTTGACTTTCAGATTGAGAACACCATTGGTGTTGGCATCGATGATCGCTTTTATGGCATGGCTAAAGTCGCAAGCGCCTCGGTCGCAACTGGTGCGCTCGGACTCGATGAGTATGTAAAGAATTATATTGACAATACGATCGGCATGGCGCAACGTGACGCGGTAACGATTGCTCGAGAGCATGGCAAGCGTACAGTGGTGATACGCACCGAAAGCCCCGACTGTTGCAAGTGGTGCCGCTCAAAAGCTGGCACGCATGAGAACCCAGACTCGAGCGTATATCAGCGGCATGGTGGGTGCGATGGCAAGATTGTCACTCAAGGTTTCCGATCACGAAATGGCGAGTTGAAAAATTATGTCCGACCAAGCCAACGCTAAAACGATCATCATATCTGGTCAGACACCCTCGCAAAAAAACAGTAAACAAATCTTTAAAAACTTTGCGACTGGCTCATCGTTTATATCATCGAGTGACATCGTAAAGGAGTGGCAGCGACTCGCAAAAATGGAGTTGCGCAAATATAAGTTTAAGTTTGTTGGTCGGGTCCAAATCGATTACATGTTTTATGTCGTCGACAACGCACAACGCGACCTCGATAATATGGTTGCATCGGTCAATGATGCATTGCAGCTCGCCAACTCTCAATACCACGTTGTAAAGGGTAAAGTTAAGCCGATCAAAGGCACTGGCATCATACAGGGCGATCACTGGCAATTCTTGCGGCTCGGGTCGGCTGATGCGCAAATCGATCGAGAAAACCCACGCGCCGAAATGATCATCACGGTCATTGATAATGTGGCGTAATAAACTTATGGTAAAATTACAATATCTGGTATAATAAAAGCAAATATCAAAGGCACGCCAACGGTTGCGGTAAAACTGGTTTTGAAAAAGGAAATCAATGCAACCCGAAGATCAAGCCATCATCGATTACGCGGAAACAACAGCCAAAGACTTACTCGCAAAGCTAGGCAAGCGTGAGCCGAACGTACAAGATAAGTACGACTATTATGATGCTGATAATGATGTGCATGATTTTGGCATCGCCACACCTCGTAAAATGCGCAAACACCACCCTGGCATCGGTTGGGCAAAACGAGCGGTCAATACTCTTGCTGATCGCGTAACATTCGATGGGTTTGCAAACGATACCTCGAGCATTAACGCACTACTCGATGACATCAATGGTGGCACGATCATCAACAACGTAAAAGACGATGCATTTATTGTCGGTTGCGCATTTATAGCTGTATCTGATGACGGCAACGGTAGAAAGGTACTCATACCATTCACCGCGCTCGAGGCGACTGGTGAGGTCAACCAAACTACTGGTTTGCTTAAATCTGGTTTGGCTATCACGCGATGGGGCTTGCCAGACGATGGACGTTACAAACAAGTATTGACAGCGCTTGACTTTATTTTATTCATGCCAGAGTTTACGGCTGTTTTCCAAAATCGTACATTGTGCGACATATACCCAAATGTGTCGGGACGTACTCAACTTCATCAAATCACCCACGGCTCGAGTGCAAACCGCCCACTTGGTAAAGGTCGCATCACAAATACAGTGCGTCGCATCATCCAAGAGGTATCACGACTCAAGGTGCGCGAAGAGATCGCCGAAGAGTTTTACGCATTGCCGCAACGATACATTACTGGTTTGGCGCAGGGTGTTGAAAAAGACTCAAAGCTCGACAGTGCGATCGGTATGGTTTGGGCTATCACCAAAGAGGCTGACGGTGAGAACGATGTAAAGATCGATCAGTTGCAGCAAATGAGCATCGAGGGCTTTGTCGGCGCCAAGAAAGACAAAGCACGCGACTTTTGTGCTGAAACCGCACTCACCTTGCGAAATCTTGGTTATGAAACAGGCAACCCGACCAGTGCCGAAAGTTTGAGCGCTGGCTCTGACGACCTGTTGCTCGAGGCAAAGAATAGCCAAAAAGAAATGGGCGAACAGATCAAGCAACTGGTCACCACTCTATACATGGAAACCCAAGGCATCAACACCGTGCCAACAGCGCTCAAAAACATGGTGCCAGCATGGGAACCTATCTTTCAAATCGACGTTGCGGCGGCTGGCGATGGTATTTACAAGATTTACCAAGCAATGCCAGAACTTATTGGCACACCAGAGGGTTACCAGATGCTTGGCATCAGTGTACGACAAGCTGAAAGACTGGTTGCGGCGCGTGCAGCGGCAAAGACTAGCGGATTTATGCAACCGCAGGGAGGGGCTTAATCGTGGCTTTACAATCACTCGTTACAGTCGAAGAGCTTGAGGCTTTTTGGCGACCTCTCACCGACACTGAAAAAACGCGAGCCGAAACGCTACTATTAGTTGCGAGCAACCGCTTGCGCGGGATGGCTGAAAAAATTGGTGTAAATCTTGATGATAAGGTAAACGCCAGTGAGATTTACAAGTCGAACGTGCAATATGTGATCATGGAGGCGGTAAAGCGTGCGATACTCACACCGACCGACCAAGCACCAGTAAACAGCCAGCAGATGACGGCTGGTCCGTATTCAGAAAATATCGTGTTCACAAACCCATCTGGCGACCTCTGGTTTAAAAATGCAGAACTCGCAGAAATTGACCTATACGGCAGCCAATCATTAAGTAGCATAGCGACCACTCGAAAGGAGTTGTACTCGTGAGTAAAAAAGTATTTAACATGCAGGGCGGTAAACACTCCGCAGCGGCATACACAGAATTAGAAAAGTTTGCATACGGCAGTTGCGTGGCAAGCATAGCGAGCTTTGTTGCAAGTGCTGGCTCGGGTATGAACCTCAATATTTCGACTGGTGCTGGCTTGATCAGCGACACGATCGCACGCCGCATCGGTACTGATGCTGTCGAAACGGCTACAGTGCCAACAGCAAGCGCATCATTTGGTCGTATCGATACCCTCGTTGCGTACATCGACACGGCAGTATCACCAACCACGGCAGTCACCGACAACACCAATAACATTCTCAAGTTTGTCGTTGTAGCTGGCACAGCCGCCGCCGTACCAGTCGCACCAACTGGCGCCGCTATAATCACCGCAATCGGCGCTGGTAAGCCGTACATGGTGCTTTATGACATCCTAGTGCCTCAGAACGCTACAAACACCAGCGGCATGACGCTCACTGATCGTCGGGTGGTCCTTGCACCAACATCATTGCCAGATGGCATCGTAACGACCGCAAAATTAGGCGCTCTCGCTGTCACAACAGCAAAAATCGCGGCTGGTGCAGTCACATACGATAAATTGAACCTTGCGGCGATGCCAGCTTTCTTGGCATACCCATCTGGCGGGCTTACGCTAACAGGTGGAGCGGCAGCAATCACGTTGCCCGCAAACGTCGAAACCGTCGACCAAGCTGGAAACTATAACCCAGCGACATATGTTTTCACCGCGCCAGCGACAGGTATATACGAGTTTGAATTGTTTGCGACTGGCTCAAACCAATCATCAAGCCGATTGATTTGTGGTATTCAAGTGAACGCAACACTTTACAGCGGTACACAGCAAACCGACACATACTCAAGTGGTATTTGTACGCTCACCGTAGCACTTACCGCTGGCGACACAGTGGTGCCAAAGATTTCAGCAAACCCAGCAAACATACCGATCAACACAGGTATTGCCAACACTCGTTGGCGCGGTAAGAGGATTGCATAAGGTGATCACTATGAAACACATTTTATGTGAACAATCTAACATCAATTTTAAGGCTACAGTGGTAGTGTAAAGCTATGAACGAGATATTGTTCGCACTCATAGCTTTTGCACTTGGCTACATATGTGGTCTATTAACAAAACATGAATTATGGGTATGGGTAAAAACTCGTGGCAAAAAAGCAGACAAAACAAAATAAGCAAGATCAATTACAACACCAGAAAGAGGCGGTTGATAACTTTGCACGCATCTTGCAAATAGTCGCAATATTAAGCGTTGTGGCTATTGTGGTCGTGGGTCAACTCGTAAAGAGTGACAACGCCATACCAGTATGGATACCCGCAGGATTGATGGGGGTGGCAATAGGATTAAGCCCCGATCAATTCATTGAGTTAATTAAAGCGTTTTTAACAGGACGGAAAAAATAGCCATGGAAAAGCTCAAAGTAAAACTCAACGGAAAAGATCGGTTTCAACGCGCATATCATCTGTTTAGTATAATTATGTGGCGCCTCGTGCCAGTGATTATATTTGCGTTTTTATTTGCATCGGTCGCCACATTGATCGACAAGCAAAACTATCGATCAGCGCCAGCAACGGACTTTTTGAACTACACTCAGTTTAATGTGACCAATGCGAGAGAGGGTGAAGATGTTTATTTCAATGTTTGCCGCGACATCAAGAGCAACATAAATTATGATGGCGACCTCAATATCTATATCATCGCTAATGCTGAAAAGAGTGACGAGAAACGCATACAAACATACAGCCGCGACATCAGTGGTACTATACAGGGTGATTGTGAAAATAAGGTTATCAAAGCCAGCGACTTTAAACACACGGTTGGCACATACGAAATGGGCTTTTGTGTACGCTTTACAGTCAAATATGGCTTTGAAAAAGAGGTTTGTAAAACGAGCAACCGATACCGTATTTACGCCCAGCCAACAGATTTAGAGAGCAAGATACGCGACCTCGAAATGCAGCTCGAGAGCGCACGCGAACAGCTTGGCGCGACTACTGGCAATATCAATGCGCCCCAAGACTCAAGTTTAGCGGTCCCTAATACCGCGCCAGCAACCACGCAGGCAAACACAGGCGGCAACAATAACGGTGGTCAGAGTGGCACAAATGGCTCAACCGCAAATAATGGTGGCGGCAACTCTGGCACTGGCATACAGCCCCAGCCATGCAGCCTCACGCTGATATTCGGCATTGGTGTCGGTTGTGGTAGTGACGGCTTATTGCGCTTGTGATATAATGGTGATCAAACAGAGCTATCACTTGTGATTGTTGTGTCAGCATCCAAAACGGAGAAAAAATATCGTGGAACCAAACGACGCTCAAAACGTATCATTCGGTAAACCAAAAGCAACTGGTGCGCTTTTTTATGCACCTATCGGTACAACCGTACCAGTAAACGCAACCAGCGACTTGCCCGAGGCATTTCGCAACGTCGGTTACATTAGCGAAGATG